TGGTTCTTCATTGTCTTGATAAGCCGTTCGAGTTCCTGCACTCGTTGTTCAAGTTCGCAAAGGCGGTGGACCGTTCCGAACGGCGTTTGTGTAACGACTTCCGCCACGCCGTTATAAAGTGACGTGTCACAGAGAGGGCACATGGCTACGATATCGATCTGCATGGTTAGCTTCCTCCCCGAAGCGTTACCGCGGGAATCCACACGGGAGGGTGAGGGGCAGGGACTGTTCGCAGGACTCTAGGGATCGGGCACGTCACACCCGCCTCACACGCGGTGAGACCGAACATCCAAAGAGCGACAAGGATCCATCGTTTCATTGCATTGCTCCAAAGTGGGGTTAAGTTTCAAGGGAGTTTCATTGCAACTCCCGAAAGGCTCTCGTGGCTCCGTCAAGCCCGAGGGCCTTTTTGCTGCTCGTCGTCCTCCAAACGCCGTTGGAGGCGTCGGCCGACCAGGCTCCCGACAATCCCGCTGACGAGGACGAAGAGAAGCGCGCACACGGTGAGGCGCCCCAGTTCCGCGGCGGTCATGCAGCGCTCCCAGGGAAACGTTTGTGTGTGGTTGTGTGGGGGCGAACGATATTCGCTTTGATCTTCGCGACGAGCGCGTGCGACCCCGGTCGCTGGCCGTTGGCCACATAGCGGACGTGCCGCGGGCTACAGCCTAATTCCTGTCCAATTTTTTCGGCCGTTCCCGGCTTCAGCCGAACTCGATCGATATAGGGCATTGTTCCTCCGTGACGTTGGGTGCCGGACTGTCTAGACCGTCCGGACTCACAGAGGAAAGTATAATTAACTTCGTATAATATATAAAGTGGCATTTGGATATTCCTATTGATACAGTGCTTCACTACTATAAAGTCGCGTTTTGGTAATATTCTGCGTACTTCTCGAGGTGGTATTGGGCAGGTGACCCAATAAATCGGTTACGGTATCGAAGGCGCTTGCGGCGGCAGGATGTCTGCCGGTCACGGGCCCGAGCTTTCAGGTGAAAATTCCAGCGGGGGTTGTACTGAAACGACGAGATCACGAGCAGTGCTCCGCCTTTCACGATGACTTGCTCGATTTGATTGATTTGTCGTTCCCGCTTGTTTGGGATTTTCCCGCCCGCGAGATACGAACAGATCGTCGTTTCATCGACGCCGAAAACACATGCGCCAAAAACTCCTTGAGGGAGATTTGATTCCTCAATGAGTCGACGAAGTTTTTGGCGCAGTGCTGTGGCACGGCTCAGTTTGAGTTGGACCGGAACCGAGTCGGGACAAGGCCGTGGAGGACGTGGGGCATAGCCACAGCGGGGACACGGAGAAGTGAGTGACGGCGGTGCATTGTCTGCACAGCAGCTTGGAGCTACGTTTAACGTGGTTGCCATAGGGTCTGTTCCTAGGGTGACCATGCGGGAAGGTGCGCTAACACCGACTCGCACGAGGTAGATGAAAGACTCCTCGACAGACACCGGTTCAGGGTTGCCGCCCTGGCCGGTGTTCTGGCGTTCGGAGTACCCTGCAGCGTCCGTCATGTGAAATGCAGGGCGCCAAGAACATACGACGCCCTGTTCGTTTCGTCAACACTAAACAAATGACGGCCCGTGTTTTTGATCGTAACAGGGAATCGTGACGCGCGTGCGTGGCGCCCTCAATCGTATAGACGCAATCGTGTTACATCGGGTCGATTTGAAATGAGACGACTAGTCTGTCGAAGAGTAGTCGGTCTAGGGCTAGACTGGCCCTGTGGCGAAAGATCACCCTGTCTCCCATGTCATCGGCCCCACCCTCCGCGCCTATCGCGAGGAGGCGGATTTCACGCAGGAGCGACTCGCCTTTGAGGCGGGCGTAGACCGCACGTTTATTGGCATGATCGAACGGGATCAGCGCCATGTGACGATTAATACCGTGGGGAACGTGATTGATGCCCTCGGGGTGTCCTGGGAGGAGCTGGGGAGAGCGCTGGACCGAGGGAAGCGGCTTTCGCACCTCTGGTGCGATTTTTTTTACTATGCTATGTTAGGGCGTCCATTCCGTCAATTATGCATATAGTTTTCTCGCACGATCATCGATTTCTTTGCGACCAGAACGGGATTGCCTATAGCGATGGCACATTTCCTTACGCAGTCTGGGAGCGCTACCTAGAAGTCTTTGATAGGATGACCGTGATAGGCCGTCATGGCACTACCGATACTCCTGGGCAGCTGTCGGTATCGAGCGGTCCGGGTATTGAGTTTGAATATGTGGCGTCGTTGAGCCATCCTTGGGATACTATTACAAAACGGCGGCAAGTGGAAGATGCAATTGAACTGCAACTCAAGCAGGCAGCAGGACTAATCGCACGGGTCCCGAGTCAAATCAGCATTGCGGCCATTCGCGTTGCGAAACGGCTCCGAAAGCCATGGATGGTTGAAGTTGTAGGGTGCCCATGGGATGTGGCTCTGAACTATGGTGGCGCATACATTGCACCGCTCGCCCCTGTCTGGCGTCACTCTATGCGCAAAGCTGTAGAGCATGCACCGTTCGCAGTCTATGTCACCCAACAGTTTCTTCAACGCCGCTATCCAACAGAAGGGTGGTCGGTTGCTTGCTCTAATGTTGAAATCCCGGAACCAGACAGCCTAACGCTACATCGTCGAATTGAAAGAATCCACCGTATCAAATGCGATTTTGTCCTAGGTATAATCGCCTCGCTCACACCCCGTTATAAGGGGATTGAAACTGCATTCGATGCTCTGCGCCGCATTGGTGATGACACTCTTTCACTTCGTATCCTGGGGCCAGGATCACCTGAGCCATGGCGTCACATGGCTCAGCGTATGGGAATCGGACACCGTGTCCATTTCGACGGATCACGCCCCGCTGGGGCAGCCGTATATGATTGGCTGGATAATATCGATCTTTATCTCCAACCCAGCTATACCGAAGGAATGCCTCGCGCTATGATTGAAGCCATGTTCAGAGCATGTCCGTCCCTAGGCTCAAGCGTTGGAGGCATTCCAGAACTCTTACCTGAAGAATGCCTCCACAAGCCCAAAGATAGTGCCACCCTAGCTCGACAAATTCAAGAAATTCGGTCGAATCCGGGACAAATGGAAAGACTGGCTACTTGGAATCACGTACGATCTCGTGATTACTGCCGCCCTCGGCTACAGCGCATTCGCAGGTCGGTCTATGAGCAATTTGCAGCCTATTGCCGGAGCAATCCCTAGCGCTATCGATTTTTTAGGAAAATCCCCGCGAGCGTAACCATGCTTGCTCCTACCACAAGATCACGGACAAACGAACGAGGTTTCTGGTGCTGCTCGATCACCCGGGCTTGGGTGTGTACTACCGTATCCTTCTTTTGCAGGGCAGTGGTACAACTGAGGAGCGCCTTTCGGCAGGAAAAGATGGTCGTATCCGCTACCTGCACGAATTTTACAACCTCAACTGTGTCATGGATATTGAGCGTGGCACGGACAGTATCGTAGTGAGTGCGCCATTTAGCGAAGTGGACCGTGTCACGAACAAACACGGTTTCCGCCGCCGCAGCACGTTCGCGGATCGCGATCGTTGGCTGATACGACGGTGGAGCAGGGGGGTGGAGATGCCAGCCCAATGCGAAGCTTCCCATACAGAGGAGTGCGACAACAATGTACCGCGGCGGAATGATCATGCTGCTTTCTCCTGTAAATACGCCCTGAGGCGATTTCTCCACTCATCCATGTCCATACATGGCTGCGGGTCTGTTTTGCGTCCTGGCGACACTTCACAGTGCCCGACGACCCGCTCTGGAGGGATCTCAAAGACGCTGCAGAGCCAGAGCGCGCTTTCAATTTGTGGTTCTGTTAACGGTTCGCCGTCGTTCCGATTCGCCCAGGCAATGCCGAGACTGTGAGGGTTAACCGAGCCGCCTTGCTTCGCCTTTGATGGATCTGCGGGGAATGCGGAATCTCCTGCATGATAGGCAACCGTATCGGGTGGGCAATGTCGATAGATGGTCCCGTCTCGGTCGATCACATAGTGATACGAGGCTGGAGCATTCGAGTTCGGGCGGTTCAGATAGACGATCGACGAATGTGCGCTTGCGCCAGCGGTGCAGTGCATCACGATTAAGTTGATGTCGAATTGTGATCGTCTGGGACCGTGGTAGCGGGCGTTATTCAACGGCACAACACGAGACTGGAGAGAGCGGTACGTCATGGCGAGGGCGGGGCAGTAGGCTTGGGTTTCTCTCGGAGGTAGCGGAGCCATGCGGTGGCGCCATGTGACGACGTGATCACGATGATGGCCACTTCCGGCGGGATGATCTTCCCGACGAAATACGAGCACACAATCGCCACCGTGATCAGCTTATTGAAGCTGGGCCAGTGGTCAGTGCCATCTAAGGCGGTCAATCTGACCAGAAATTCCACAATACGGGGCGGTCGCATGGGGTGAGAAGGAGTGGGCTGTGGTGACGTCATCTAGGTGTTAGTCGTCTGTGAGCCGCGGAAACCGGGTGTGCGGGGTGTAGATCGCATCCACCTTGGCCTCGATCCGAGAGATCCGCTCGGCATGCTGGGCACTCCGCTCGTCATTCCGCTCGGCATATTTGTCGAAGGAGTCAGCCACGCGGTCGAGCTTCTCGACCACGGCACCCCAATGGCGGGCGAACGTGATGCAGGAATAGGTGGCTGGCGCGGCGATAATCAGACCCGCTGTCGATGCCGCAATCTTCAGAAACTCATCCATAGGAGTACTCCGTGTCCGTGCAGAAAACACCGATCTGGGTCTGGTTGGGGATCCTGGCAGCGGCACTCATCGCGTATCGGCTGATCTGGTAGGGGCGACGGAAATGCGAGTGGGGATTCATTCGGTTGCGCGAAAGGTTTCGGCACGCCAAATTATGGCTCCCCTTCAACCTGGTGACTTTCATGAAAATGTTTCGCGCGATTGCCGCTCTCGCCGTGTTGTGTGGCGTTCTTGCTTGTGGAGGCGATTCTACCGCTCCCAATCCTATGAGTGGTACGTATACACTACAAACGGTCGATGGGATTGAACTGCCAGTCATTATCTCCATCGGCGGAGACGATGTTGTTTTCCATTCTGCGTCGGTGACCCTAAAGAGCGACAACACATACAGCCAGACAGCTGTTGTTGAAGTTGCAAGTGGGACAACCACTATTTCTGACAGTGGCGTTATAAAAAAATCTGGGGGCTCGTTGACGTTTGTTTCCACTGAAGGCGCGTTAACAACGACAGGATCGTGGTCTGGCAACACGTTAACCATCAGTGACGGCGGATATTTGTGGATATACACCAAATAGCTGGAGCATAAACCTTGAGCGCCCCTCGCTGGTTCTGGTATATCCTTTCGGCTTGCTTGATCGTTGTCAGCGGAGCCCTGACGTATTCGTTGATCGCACCGAAATGGCAGATGCGAAGCGACGGAAGCGTCTTTAATTCGAGGACAGCCGTTCGCTGTTATTGGGCGGACCGCTACAAGGAACAAGTTTGCTTCAATGAAGCCAGTGGCAAGTTCGAAAAACTGCCAAGCAAAACTGCCGTAGCGGAAGTTCGGCGACGAGATTCCATTACTCGCGAGCGAAGAAAGTATTGGAGTGGCTACCCAGGTCTGGGTTCGACTGAATAGGGGAAACATTACATTCCCACCCGAGTACGAATGACAGACATCCCACGGCGTATGATCTCCTGGCGCTGACTTCTCAGCTTGTTTAGCGCCTCGCGGGCAACATGGGAGTTGATCTTGCCCTCTCCATAAGCGTTTTGGATCATGGCCTCTTGGTCGCGGATGCGCTTGGCTGCGGACGCCACGGCATCAACAACATTCGCAACATCCGGAGCCAAATACGGCGCATACTCCCGAAGCCGCTCTACTCCCGCATAATCCTTTGTTTTTTTTATCTGACGCAACAAGGATGCTCCTTGCTGGACCTTGTCGCGTATCTCATAAAACTCTCGCTCGCTTTGCGTTCCTCCGGGGACATCGCGGGCAATAATGGACGAGGCGGGATTTAACGGATGCTCAGATGGCGCAAATGGGATTTTCGGTTGGGCATCACGGCCCATTATGCGTGAGGCGATGGGATCGGTTGCGGACGTAATAAACGGCGTCGCCGCAGACGTTATACCTCGGACAAGGTTTTCTGCTTGCAGCGGAGAAAACTCCTCGAAGCCGAGAGCTCGCCCACCTGCGGCAATTGCGTCAAAGGTTGGGGATGTCGTTGGCTGGCGGCGCTCAGACGCCGGAAGATCTTCCAGCCGGCGGGGAACCACGGGCGCTCCGCCATAGTCGCGTCGGTTTTTGGCATTCTCAAAAAGTTGCTGTACCCCAGGGATGGGCACGGATAGGTTGCCCTCGGCTAATTCGCCAATCCCTGGAGGCAACGCACGGACAAGGCTTTGTGCGAGGACGTTGGCGCTGTATGGGTCCTCACCCGCCAGTCGGTTGAGTGCAGCTTCGACTCCAGCGGCGATGATCGCGAACTCTTGCCCCATGGGGAAGCGCAAGAGAGGTCCCGGGGTCGGAACCAGTAGAAATGCTGCCCGTTCCGTCGCGGGGCGATCATTCAGCGCCTGTCGCTCATCTTCGGGAAGTTGCTGCTTGAGTGCCCACGCGAGAGCGGTTGCCGTTGCAACGGTCGACGCCGCACCAGCTACGCGCCTGGGGTTTCTGGCCGCAGCACGCCCCATTGCGACCGGGGCTTGAAGAGCAACGTTGAAGAACGGAACGTAATCTCCAAAGAAGCGCAACACCGCATTGCCCGGCTTGTTGGCAAAATCGAGCGTGACGCCCCGGCCCAACGTGCTTGCGCGCATGCGGAGATCGGCTGGGGTCCATTCGCCCGCATCGACTTTATGCTGGTACTTCCGGAGCGTCGCCAAATATTCACCGAGTCGTGGTCCGAGATCGCTTGCGCTGCCCGCCGCTTCTAACGCCCGGACTGGCGCACTCACGGTGCGCTCGATCCGCGAGCGAGCCTTCGCGCGTGGAAAGGTGGGCGCGATCCGACGGGCAACCGCCTTTGGTGCAATCGCCTGATCGAACATCGAGACGTGCCCCATCCCGAACCGTGCGGCCTCATCGGCGAGGTCCGACTTCCCAAACGCATCAAGGATCCCCTCGTAGTATCCGCGAGCAATATCTTTCGGAGTCAATCCCGCCTGACTCTTGGCTGATGCGTCCACAACATCACGAATGGGGTTTGTTGCGAGGGCGAACCGAGGGTTGAGACCGGTTGTTGCTGCGGTAAAGACCCGTTTCAGTGGACGAATGGTGACATCTAGTAATTGCCGCACTGCGCCAGGGTCACGCTCGTGCATCATCGATAGGGCATTCCACAGCGAAGGGGAATTCACCATGGCGTATTCCCTCGACCCATCTGGGAGGTTCCGCCAGATGACGGGATTCTTGGGGTCGTGATGAATCGCAAACGTTTCCGCGAGTTCAGATGCGGCATCATCGTTCAATCCGAGCGACTTGGCATTCTCAATAGCCTGCATCGCGCGCGATCCACGCATAGACGCCGGGATGTCGGAGGGGTCAATCCGTGTCAGCAGTAGATCGCCTTCGGGGCCGAGCTCCTTTGCCGCATCAAATAGCGATGCCCCAACGCGATAGCGATCTGCCCGTCGGATAATCAACGCTGTGTATTCAGCCATCGCCTCCGCTGGATTGGCGATCGCACGGCGGGATCCAACGAATTTTTTAACCCCTGGTGTGACATTGACGAGGCCGCGACCAGCGCCGCGACGCACATCAGAGACGCCGGACTCCATAATTCGTTTGAATGGGACATACAGCGCATCAGAATTCTTGATCCGCTCCCAGAGCTGTGGCGTCCACAGGCCCGACTTGACAGCGTAGTTCCCAATCCCGTCAACATACGACTCCCACTGCTGGCGGAACTGCTGCAACACGGGATCATTCCGTCCGTGCGTGACAATCGTGTGGGCATCGGCAAGTGCCTGCGCGTCACCCCCCACGCCAGAAAGCCCGCGACCAAGATCGCGTTCGGCTTTGATGTAGGTTAGGGCCTGTGCGATCCGTGCATCGTTCTGCCCAAAGGGCTCAAAGAGCGATTTATAGGACGGTCCTACGACGTCGCGCGTGACCGGATCGATCACGCCGTTGTCGAGGAATTGCTTGACGGTTTCGTCGCTCGACTTAAAGAGCGACATGAGGTCTCGCGGATTCTGGGATGGGCGAAGTTTTGAATCCACTCGCTCTCCGATCCGTTCAATCGGGAGGTACCCATTGCCGATCTGATCCGCGAATCGTGAGATCATCCCACGGAGGGAGCGATCAGTACCGCTACGATCGGCCGCTTTGGCGATCTCGCCCGTGAAGTCAATGTTGGACGCAGCGCGTTCGTAGGCGCCAGCCAGTTCATCGGAGAGGCCAGAGGCGCGAGCTTCTCGTGCCAGGCCCTTGGCGATCTGCTTTGAGGCCATCCGTGCGGACCCGGCGCCGAGGGTGAAGCCGATGAGAGCGCCGCGGCCCGGGTTCTCGTCGTCCACGGCAGCGCCAATGAGCGCGCCACCACCTGCACCAGCCACCTGTCCGAGTACGGCAGGGTCAGCGAAGCCGTACCGGTTCTTCACGTCGGCCCGAATCTGCTTCCGGAGTGGACGGCGTTGTGCGCGGGTCATGGGCAACGCCCGCTCAATCGCGTCCATCTGGGCGTTTGTTTCCGCTTCGATCAGCTGCGGTGGCACCTTGGGACCAAGCCGTTTGGTCGATGGCGGTGCAGCGATCTCGCGGCCGCGCATTGGGATAGCGGGCCCAAGCTGCGCATCGCCTGCATAAGATCCGGCGCGTTCCGGCAGTAGTTTTGGTTCACGTGCGACGACGGGCACTTCGACCGACTTGGCAACATCACCGCCGCGACCTTTGAGTGCTCCCTTGGCAGCACGATAGCCGGAAGCGGCCCCTTCGATGAGGCCGGCGCCAGCCGCGCCAAGCAGGACATTCGTCACACCCGCACCAGTGCGGCTTTCTCCATCTTCCGCAGCCCCTGCACCAAGCACGAAATCTGCGGGAACGAATGGGGCGGTTTGGGCTGTCAAGCGTTGTGCAAAATTTCCTTTCGACCCTGCCGTGATCGCACGAGCCACCTTCGAGGCCGGGGCGAGCTTCTGTATGGCCTTGCCGATGAGCCCACCGCCCGCGAGGGTCGTTGCGCCCTCGCCAATGACCCTGCCAACGATCTCACCGGCCTTCCCGACGGTCCCTTGTGGATCGTAGAATTCATCAGCAAGACGTTCTTGTTCGTTCGCCCAATTGGTAATCCGACCACCAACGTCATCCGAGACTAAGCCCGCGACCCAACCAACTCCTTTCGCGGTAGACGTCCCAGTCTTTGAGAGACCACGCGCGACGCCACGTCCAAAGTTTTCGACGCCGGTACGAGCATCTGTGTTGGGCTTCCCGTACCTCGCGAGATACCGCTCTACGGGATCGTGTGGCTGCGACGTCTTCCCATACTTCTGGAGGTATCGAGCGACTGGGTCGTCGGCAGGTTGAATGGGGGCAGTCATTGGAGGCTAAGGTCGGTTGCCCAAAGTTTGTACAATCTGTGCTGCAGGGATTCCCCGGGATTTCAAGGCCGCAGCCGCCTCATCCCATGCTTGACGCTGCTCGTCTCGGTCGTCACTAAGATCGATGCCGCCAGATGGAGGGGCGGGTTGCTGGGTGGCCTGAGAGGCTGGCGCGGCCGGAGAAGCTGTTCCTACGCCCACCCCGCGAAGGACAGCATCGAGCTCTGGATCTCCGGTGATGGCTGCCCCAGAAGCGCCGCCGCTGTTTTGTCGCGCCTCCTTGGACTGGTTGTCTTTGAGCCATTGTGCCGCAGCCAGCAAATGCCTTGACCCCATCCCCTGTGTGAAGATGTTCCGAGTGCTCGGATTCTCCACGATAATTTGTGCTGCTATCTTTGTCAGCAGTAGATCGTCTTCGGGGCCGAGCTTCTTTGCCGCATCAAAACGTGGATCACCATTCGCCGCAAGGATTGCATTCCGAGCGACCTGGTTGAAATAGGATTCACGTCGCGCGGCTTCGATTGTCTCCGACCCCTCTCTCGATTCCGAAGGGAGGCGACTTCTCACCCCTGGCACTCGCACCACCTGTGTCGGGTCTTCGGTGTTAAAGACCGCCACCTCCCCATTGGGCCCGATAATGGGGGCACTAAATCGCGTGCGGGATGTCTCTTGTTTGGGGAAGAGATAATTGTCAGCCAAACTTGGATTCTCGAGGACGGCATCCACGGCCTGCGCTGGGATGCCCGCATTCAAATAGGCCTGTCGCTGCCGATTGCGTTGCGCCGCTTGGTTCCGTGCGGTGATAGCGGCCGGGGTTTGCTCCGTATCGATGTAATGCGATGAGGTGAGCTGCCGATACCGTGGTGATTGCATCAAATTGGGGTGTCCCGGAGTAAACGTCCCACTCACTGGATCAAAAGACCCGGTTGGGCGCGCTGGACTGGATGCCGACGGATTAAAGCCCGGCGTTGGCCCTAACGATCGCGAACGGAGCGCGCCGCCATCGATGTATTGGCGAAGGGTATTCGCAAACGCGGCGGCATCTCCCGTGGATGGAGGTGACTGATACCGTCGCTGCACCGCGCCTCGGAGTCCGTCAGCAAACGCGTCAACGTCACTTGTGGAGGTACGTGGAGTTCCGCCAGAGAAGGGGATTGAGGCGCCCCACATCACGGACGTTTCATCGATCGGTTTGGTGCCACGGTGGATGCCTTGGAGCGCTAACTCCAATTCGTCGCGTTCGCGTCGCCATGCGCGATCGTCCGCGTCACGTCGCATCAATTCTTCTCGATCTTTTCGCGCTTTCTTTTGTTCGCGTGCATCGAGGAACGCGCGGATCCCATCGGCGAATGCGTTATCGGACGTAGGCAATACACGAGGACTAAACCGGCTCATTTACAATCCTCCAAAGAGGGACATGACCCCGGTAAAGAAGGATTCCAGATCCCCACGGCGTTGGTTTTTCGCCGCCTGTTCGATGCCCATACGACCGTTTAGGAGGTCGAGATAGGTTTGTCCAGTTTCACTCGCAAGATGTCCAGCTGCCCTAAGTCGAGAGCCGTACAGGTTCATGGCTTGCCCTGCGATCGCATTTGAGACATTCCGTTGAAACGCGGAGGCGGCGTCCCCTTCGTAGCTGGTTCCGAGGTCTCCCGTTGACACCCCGCGTCGAATCGCATCCTCTCGGATCGATTGTATTTCGCGTTGAAAGCCGGGGAGTGCGGCATCGACGGCTGCACGCGCGCTCGTGTTGAGTGCGTCCTGACCTCGATTTAGAAGATCGACGAACCGATTGCGGTCAAGCGTGGCGTAATCGCCGTACGCCATCGTGGCGTTCCGTAAGCGCTGGTTCGCGCCCGGGCCACCACCCCATTGCGCTTCCGCTTTTTTCTCACGCCGTTTGTCGAGACCGATTGCATTGGTGAACGAAGACATACACCTTCCTGCCTAGAGCGGACGGAAATGGTAATGAAGAATCCACACATCACCGGACGAGGATGCCGGGCTCAACCCCGTAATCGTTTGTCCGTCGATGGTGTAGGTGGAGGGATCGACGAGTGACCCGTTTTTAAACAACAGATGCGCTTCCGGGTCAATCACGTGATCACAGGTGAGCGTGTCTCCCGTGATCCCTGTCATACGTTCTGATTTCCAATAACTGAGGGAACGGACATTGTCCGTTTCGGGATGTTGCGGAAGTCCTAAGGCCATTGGCGCAGCGGGGAGTAACTCACTTGAATATTCATGAGCCGAAGATCACCGGTGCGACTGAGTGTGCGCACGCGCACCGCCAATTGTGTCCCGCGGTGTCGGACAAAGGCTTGTGCTTGGCCATCGATGCCAGATCCTGAGCCGGTAAACGTTGATTCGGGGAGTTCGACGCCGTCAACGATTGGGGTAATGCCAATGTGATAGCCGTTGGTATACTCGAAGGACACGCCGACGGAGCGAAACACGCAGTCGCCCATTTCGCCTGCGGGAATCAATTCCCATGTCTCCGCCTCCAACTGATAGTCGTCTCCCACTTGCGCGATTCCGACCCCGTAGCGGAGAATGCGGGCTCCGTCGGCTTCACCAAGATAGAGTAGCATTAGGCCTTATCCGACACGGGGAAGTTGCTCGTGCTGCTGTAGGCCGACGCCGTAGCACCGGGTTTGGTATGACGGACATGCCCTTGCCATGTCCCATAGGAGGCGACGACGAATGTGGCGCTCGAGATGCCAGGACCGACCGTCGCGGCGCGATAAAATGACCCGCTGGTTGGTGAGACTTGACGCACCCACACTTCCGTGGACACCCCTTCTTCTCCGGAGTTTACCCAATTCGCCTGACAGGTCCGATTCGGGGGATTGATCTGTCCCGCACTAAAGCCGGACGGTGGCAACAGCGTGACGTTCGTGGTGGTAAACTGGCTCGCGGCTTCGGGTCCATCATAGGTCGAGAACTGGCCGTTCCGCACATGCCGCACACGCCATTCATACGGCGTGTTAAATGCGAGTCCAGAGAATGTGTATTGCGTACTGCCTGCGGCCACGAGTGGGACGGTCGTGTACGTCGTCGTGCCTTGCACGCGATAGCTGACTTCGGTTTGCGCGAGCGGATCCCCGTTCGTCCATGTCGCAATCGCGGTAGAGTTCCCGACATTCGTGGTGGAGACAATCGCGGGTGGCCCCGCTGGGCCGATCGGCGCTTCGATCGTGCTTTGATAGACCGGCGATACGACTCCCGCACATGCGATGGTGAGGCCGATGTCGTTATCGGGGCCGAGCCATACGTCCCGTTGCGTATCGAAGGCACAGAAGGTGCGAACCCCAGTGCCGGCATCAAAGAAGAATAGGACTTGATCGCGTTCGACATCAAAGGCCGCGGTCACCTTCGCCACATTGGCAACCTTCGAGACGGTTTCGGGAACCCCATCCCACAACGGATCTGGCGTCCCATTGACGATGCGCATCGGGCCGCGCGGGCTCCAATAGTAGAGAGCGCGACCGACGGTCACAAAACATTTCGGACCCACAAACCCGTAGGATCGATCAAGGATTTGCCGGTACCAACTATCACGCCCACTCCCGGTAATCCGCGTGATCATGCTAGATCCCCCGAGATACAGGGCGTCATCCGCGACCGCCCCCGCAATGATCCGCTCACGCAGCGATCGCACGCTATCGCCCAACGTGATGGAGTCTGCTACTTGAAAGGGGCCAAAGTTGGGACGACTAAACCGCGCGAGTTCAGGGCGATAGGAGGTAAAGCCTGGCGTGCTGCCTGCGCCATAGCCAAAGATCCAAAGATGCTGGTTGTAGGACACCACGCCGTTCGCATACGCCACATCACTGCCAACGGTGCCGCCGGTGCCGTTGACGAGGAGATCGTCGATGACGCCAAAATCTTCGTACGTTTTCGTGGCCCAATACAGACCATCTTTATCGATCGCGCCTGTATTCGCGATATATGCGATGCCTAACCCTTCATCGATCTGCACGTCGGGCGGGCTCGTCATATCCGTCCATAAGACTCCGATCGGCTCTGCGGTATCCGTTGGCGCGGTGAGCACCCCAGACCCATCATACCACCCGTCCATCGTGGCGTTGAGGCGGTAGAGATAGCATTTCTTGGTCGCGGTGGAGTGCGCAATCGCTAACGCGCCGTCTGCGAATTGCCGAATGGCGACCACGCTGGTGACCGGTTCAGGATCCATCTGATCGTCGACCAGCGTGAGTTGGGTTCGCGTGCCTGGGCGAATCCCTAAGGCATTCAGGCCGACATACATCAGGTTGCGCCCAATACGCAGCGTTTGCTGGGGATCCAATGATCGGTTCCGCGTATCAACGACACCGCGAACGAAAGGCCCGAGCGAGATCGTTTGCAGTGGCACTACGCTTTATCTCTCGGGCTGGGGCTCGGGATGTCGAGCCGGTAAGCCGGGACTCCGGCGAAGTGTCCACCGTAGGCGATCCAGGAATCCATGGCGTCGTTCCGTTGTCCCAGCAACGAAGCGGCTTCATTCGGATCGCGTCCTACATCGGAGCTCGCGAAATATGCACCGAGTTCATAGACAAGGATGTCACAGAACCCATCGGGGATGGATACCAGTTGGTTCGTGGTCCCATTCGGGTCGAGATCGTTTGGGCGCGAGCAATAGTCAATGGTGAGATCAACGGCGGTCGCCGCCGCAGGATTCCAATCGGTGCCAACCTCGACCAACGTTTCACCGCGTGCGTAATAGCGTGGGGCGAGTTCCGCGTTCACATCTTGGAGATCAACCTGACTCACTTCAATCCCTGACGGTAATGTTACCTTCAGGACGCGCTCCACCTTGCTCGTCAGCGTCGCGAGATTCGCAACACGATTCCCGTTGCCCGCTGAACTAACGACGGATGCACTCGTTTGATAGGCATACCGATTCACGTCGATGAATTCGGTGAATGCGCGACGTTGATATTGATTGATGCGGTAAATCAGGTCTGGCGGGTTTGTCGCCAGACCCTGGTTCGCTACGGACAACCCGACCGCGCGATCGATAATGTCTTGGACTGTGGTCGCCATTAGGGTTTGATGATCTGGTATGACAATACGCCGGGGGCGGTGCCAAGTGGCTGACGAATGGCCATGCGCGTCAATAGCCTTCGAGGATCCCGCCTGATGCGACAAAGAACGATGTCCCACCGCGATATTGACGAATGAACATCCTCGGCGTGGTTCCTGACGCTTTATTCACCGACAGGTCATAGATGGCACCACCGCCGGACTCACATCCGTCATTCCACATATCGCCATCTTCAATGTAGAAATTGGCATTCGTGGGACCGGACAACGCGGACAGATTCGCGTCCGATACACAGTTGATATTCCAACTCTGTGTTCCCGGATTGACATCGCAGATGCCTGGGCCATGTCCGCGGGTATACGTACCATTCAGCCGAACGATCAGACAGCCATCGTGGGCGGTGGTGGGTTGATTGGTTGTGGTGCCCGGCAATCCTGTATCACGTGAGAGACAGGCGATCTCTGACGCTCGGCAGAGAATCCCATTGGCGGCGTGATAGTTAAATCCGTCAAGCCCCGTGCGAGCGGCCTCACACGCCTGCAGGTAGACATTCACGCCGCGGAATTGCCAGCCGTCCCGATCTTGGCCTCCTAAGCGACGAATCGTGTATTTTGAGGTGCAGTTCTTCACATAGGCGGTCAGTTCCTTGCCGATCCCTCCGTTTTGCATTTGCACCCCACGCCCTTCAAACTGCAATCCTTCCATGTAGATCGTAATCGGACCCGTACTGGGCGTGATAGTGCACACATTCACCGACAGATAGCACCGAATATTGTCATCAGCGGGACGGGAGTCGCTGGTGTGCACGTAGACCGTGGTCCCGTCCGTAAACCATGATCCTGGGGTCGACTCGACCAGCGCCGCACTCCCGACGAGGGTCAGTTCTTGGTAGTCTCCATTGGCGTCGACGATAGAAGAATCCCAGACGGCGATCACCCCGGATCGTGTCGCCTGATACGCCGACGTGACGCCGACTTGGGTCCACGACAGGACATCGTGTGAGCAAATCTGCGCGACACCGCCTTCCGCAATGATCGACATCGATCGACTGCCGAGGGTGAGCGCATTCGTGCCGCTGCCGGCAACTTGACGCGGGTAAACCCCCGCTATCAAATGCATGACATCGCAGTCCCCGGCAGCGAGGGCCGCACTAATCGTACGGAACGGAGAGACCTGCGTTCCTGGATTGTTATTGTTGCCGTTGACAGGGTCAACCCAATACTCGACAGGACCGACCACTTTATAGTCGGCGGCATCGAACGTGGTCGTGTAGACCCCGTTAAAGAACGTAATCCCTAATCCTGGATCGTAGAGGAACCCGACGGGTGGATCGATCGTAATGGCGGGCCGTTCAGTATAGCTCACAACGATCCATCCAACGCTGCTGTAGGAAATCGTTAAGGTGGCAGGCACCGTGATGGTGAACACGCCACCCACATTGAGACTGGATGTCCCCGGGGCATCGCAAATGATGGTAAAGGCGAGGCCAATCGGTGGATTGGGCGGCAACGTGACCGTACGGCCCGTGGTCAACAGCGTGCCGAAGTACTGAATCGGAGCATCATCGACGGCCAGAATCACGTCTGTATCGCCGCGCACGTCAATTGCAGGCCTCAGCGTCGTGAGAACCTCATTGACCCATTGCCCCCCAGCAAATCGCTGATAGGCAAACGCGGCTAAGTTCTGCACCCGCTGATTCGTTGGGACTGTGCCGGGTGGGAACATCGCGTCTCGTGCCGCGTCGTCAGCCACCACCGGTATCGCGGCGTCAATCACAGGTGTGAGGGTCTGGCTGCCGATAATCTCCACTTCCCACTCGGCGCCGTTCCATCGCTCGATATTCCCAGTATCCTTACGATGGACACGCTGGTCTTGCTTACGCGTCGCGAGTGGAAAGAGTTGTTCGCGGGCCACATCGTCGGCAACCACCGGGATGCCATCTTTGAGGGGAGCTAATTCACCAGCCATTTACCACACCTCACGCACGCGCATCACCCGCGCGTTTCGAGTGAGCTGCAAGGTTGAGAGAAAATCCCGTTCGGCTCGACTCGCTTCATCAACGAGGACATCGAACGGCACTTGAGGAATGCCTGGGAGCCCTGCGATGCGCGACGCTGCAAACATCGCCCCGCGAGCCACCAGGAGTTGCACCGCGGTATCGGGCAAAAGGAAGTAGTCAGTCCGACTCGTAAAGGCGGGAGGAATGGGGACATAATGCAATTCGATCCCTTGCACATCCTCCCAGTCGCAGCGATCGCCAATCAAGAACAGGGCGCCGTTTAAGAGATAGGCGGCAGGTCGCCGTGCGGGCCGGAATCGATCAGCAAACGACACGAGTGTCAACGGTTCCGCGCAATAGTCGCTGTCGGGTGACGCCGTGCGATACCGCACGGTGCCACCAAGTACACTTTGGTAGGGCGGGAGGGGAACGCCCTGCGTGACACTCACGGCGAGCGGACGGGTGTAGTCGAGATACGGCACGCCCTGCGCAGTGAGACGCACGAGATAGCCACGTTGCGTTGCGAGACTCGGGAGATTCGTGACGACTCCAAATGCGCGATCCACATAGGCCGTTGCATGGACCACGCGAAACACACTCGTCGTGTCCGGCTGGATCGCCCAGTCATCGCTGAGCACCAGCGTATCGTTCGTGTTACTCGCAATCGTGCGCGGCGGTTGGTTCGCGCCAGTGCCTGCCACAATGATGACCGTGGCGTCTTGGAATGTATTCGTGGCCCAGCTCACGCCCAACGCCGTCAGACTATTCGCGGTCGCGCTCTGCACCACTGTGTCATCAACGAGGGTGATGACAGTCTCGGTATCCACCTCCACGCCAGAACCGACGGTCTGTTGGACATACGTAAACCCGCCTTGCCCATTGTCCATGGCGGGCACCCCCCCCATAGTCCCAGCCCCAGCGATGCCGGGTGCGTTTAATCCCGCATTGGGGACATCTACCGCAATCGGCAAGGAGTGCGAGAGAAACTGTCGATCCCAGCGCAATGCCAGCGTGAGCACGCGGCGTTGTTCGGTTGTCGCAAAATCGGCAAGCGCCTTATCAGGAACGAGGCGCTTTTCGAAGGCTGGATGCCGACTGCGAACCAGCTGGATATACTGGTCGAGGGTCGTCGCCACAGGTCAGGACTACGCGGGAGATTTCGACGATTTTGACGTCTTCGTCTTCGGCTTTTCCGTCTTTTCTATCTTCTCTGTCTGTTGGGATTTCTCGTTGGACGCCCCCGGGTTTGAGGACGACTCGTTCGGAGCGGGTGGTGGAGCAGCCGGCGTCTTCGTGTCAGTCAGTAAGGCTGGGCCGAGGATCCCGTTATTGGTGGCTTTGGCGAGGGCTGCCGCTTGGGCCGCTGCTCCCTTGCCAATGATGGCTGGGCCAAGATGTGCGTGCGCGATCAGCCAGTCGCGTGAATACTGTGTCATGCAGCGAGACCTCCGATACGTTTGATCGTGGTGAACCCGGAGCGGGTTGGTTGTTGCGCCGGATCAGGGCGCGTGACGAGGTGAGAAAGCGTGAACATGTACCGCCAGGCATCCCGTGCGCGGGCGTCATCCTGCAGATCGGCGCGCGCTTCTTCGCGGGCTCGTTCGCGTGGCGCATCGAGATCATGGAAGAACTGCGCGTCCGTCGTATGGTTGAGTAACCACAGCGCACGCTGAAAATCATGCACAATCGCGTAGGTGGGTTCGCCTGTATAGAACTCGATGGGTGCGAATCCTTGTAAGGCGAGATACGCGAGTTGAATCCGTCCACGTCCTTCCGGCGTGAGCTGATCACCCACCGCGAGTCGATGGAGGGCGCGGTCAATGATGCGCACCGCGGCTTTGTACCGCAGGGCATTGGGACGCACACGCCCTAACAACCATTTCCCTTCGCCGAAATACACGAGTTCCGCTGTCGGGTCGATACGACGAAGCCCCGCCACAACACTGCACGGGGCTTCGCGAAATGCAGGGAAACGAACGAGGCTACAACTTCTACACATTAGACGTTGTAGACTTCCCCATGGAGTGGATGCGGTCGAATCCACACCGTAACGCGGAGATTGGTTGCCGCTCCTGAGTTGTCGGTGGTGTAGTGGACATTGATCGCGTCCGTTGCAGAGCCGCGACGATTCGCAAGCGTGCTGCTCAGGGAGCCATCCACAATGCCGGATCCCGTGGCAACGGGGGTAATCGTACTTGCGAGCGCACTTGTGGCGCCGATCTTCACGTTGCAACTAATCGTGCCGGTCACCGCACTGGCGTACGCAGACACCTTGACGATTTCAAACGGGAAGCCGGGAACAACCGAGCCCGCACGGACATCGGTTTGCGATGTGGCGGTAACGATCGGGAAGGGGATACACTCGCGAACAAATTTCGCGGTTGGACTGACGTTGTTGTCTTTAACGGCCATCGGAGAATTCCTGTAACGAGTTTGAAGGGCGCCCGTCGGAGGGGCGAACCCCTACAGGGGCGCATCGCACTCAATTCCGTACGACCGCCCCTGTAGGGTGAGGATAAAAACGGCTTACGCCGCAGCGAGGTTCGTGAGTTTAAAGTTCTTCGCTGGGTCGGAGCACGCGACTTCTTCTTCCTCGATGTACACCGCGTAGAAGGCATCTTTGCGCCCTGTGCCGTTGACGACACGGTTCCACACAGACCCATCGGTATCATCCCACCGACCTGTCCCGATTTTGAATCGGTGCATGGTGCTGGGATCGATGCCGTAGCACCGGCTCGATGGGACTTTGCGCGCGGCGCGCACTTCCACCACCTTGTTGCCAAGGATCATCCGCAGCTTGGCCTTCCCACCGGTGTAGACTCCCGCAGGGTCGTTCAACACACGGTCGTCTTTCAACGTCTTCCAGAAGGCGCGTTGCGCGGTCCGGTTGACCAGAATAATCGACGGCATCCCGAGGTTCCCGCGTTCGTAACACCGCGCCGCAGCGAAATCGAGCAACTCTTCGTTGAGTGTACCGTCATATCCGTTCGCGGTGGAGTCGATCACCTGTCCGTTCATTTCGGGATACGTAGACCGAGACAACCCTTGGAAGGTGGCCAGGTTGGTCCCGTCATCGATGATCCCTTCCATCCCCATCAATTCACGGGCGCCAGACCCGTTGACGTTATCGTCCCCAAGGAACAGATAGTCGTTATCGGCGGCTGACGAGGGAGCCCCGGGTGATCCCGCGACCGAGGTGTTGATCTGCGAGAGATCGTAGTTAATCCCGGTCACGAGCGCCGTTCCGCTCCGGAGTGAGCTGCCATCCGCATTCGGTCCAGCGCGGAGGTTGTCATCACGCAAGATGAGATTGCATGCCCCTTCAAGCCCCGCGATCCCGAACGCCGAGTCGATACCGTCGCCGGTCCCGTCAGGGGATCCGTTGTACCTCGCAATGATCCCGGTTCCAGTGCCGAGATACATCCGGTCTTTGTGATACGCGAGCCGTTGCGCTCTCCGTGGCAATGCTTCATTCGCCCACGTGATAAACGCAGCGGGGCCTTCTTTCACACGTCGTAGCACACGACCGGACAACTCCACCGTGGCGGAGAGCTGCTTAATCGTGATGTATGACTGTTTGGCGGTGGGGCTGGTTGGCGTGTAGAGGTAGTCGTCCTCATTCATTGCCCCGACGCCACCGCCAGAGCTGAAGACGTGGCTGAGGTTGATTTGTTTTCCGTCTGGTCCCTCATGGACCTGGAATCCCTCTGCTTTTTGGAAAATATCGGAAACTTCACTTTCCTTTTCGACATTGTTATCAAACGCTTCCGTATAGGTGTGTTTGAGAATGTCGTTGAGTCCGGTAAAATCACCGGTCCCGGATTTTGTTCCTGTAGTGGCCATTGTTCGTGTAATGCCGAAGGGTTACGAAGGAGAGGCCCAGCGGTTGGACGTGAGATGCTGTCGCAACCAGGCCGAGGCCTGTTTCACATCAGCGCCTGCGGGTGGTTTCGGTCGCTCAATCGGCATGGCACCGGCGCCCGGCGGGGCGATCGCGGCGGCATTTTCTCGTTGTGCGCGAACAACCTTCCTGCGCTGTTGCGCCGCCTTCGCACGTTCCGCTAAGGCTTTGGCGTTCTCCCCAACTGGGCGAGCAACGGCAATCCGCGGGGTCGCGGGCGACGGTTCTGCTGACGCACTCGCGGGCGTCGCGGTCGTTCCTGTCTGATGGAATCCGTACCGGGATCTAAGTGACGCGAGTAGGGTCGGCACCTCATCGGGGCGAATAATCGCGCCCCGTTCGCGCGAGATCGCTTCGAGGTGCAGTAACGACAGGCGGCGGAATTCCTCCGCGTCGGATTCGGGAGCTTGCTCCGGAATGAGGTCGTGTACGGTCTGCACGACCTGCATCACCTGATGCTGTTGCGCGGTCTGCGCTTCTGCCGCGCGTCGCGCTTCAATCATGGATTCTTTGATTTCAGCGAGCGTGAGTTTCCGCTCTGCCTCATCGGTCCAATACTTTTCGATGTCTGGCGCTAACGCCTCGAAATTCTGCGCAATCAACGCACGTGCAACGTCGAGTTGTCGCGCTGGCGCCAGTCGTTCGAGTAAGAACCCAACTGGGTTCGTGGCCATCTCGATCTCAATCGCTTTGATCTCGGATTCTTTCGCCGTCACATCTTTCATGCGACGCTGAAACTCGTTTCGTCGCAATCCATCGTTTTTAAGACGCGCAAGACGATCCGCGACAGCAGGATCGGTTACTTCAATGTCGAGGTCTTCTTCGTCGCGCTGCGGGTCCCCAGGGAGCGTGATACGAACAACGGATTCGCTCGTTTCTTCCGACGCCTCAGCCGTCGCTTCGTCGGTCGCCTCATCGGTGTCGACGGCATCTTTTGCCGTGTCCTCGGCTGACGCGGTTTCGTTCGCATTCCCGTCGCCATCGGCGACGGTTACATCGTCGACACCATCCTCAGTATCAGCCTCATCTGCATCGGAAGGATCTGGGGCGAATTTGCCATTCGCATCACGGTAGCGTTGTGCCACCGCATCCCAGGACACGTCGGCGTTATTGAACGACTCCAAGAACTGTCGTCCTGCATCATGGATGGAGGGCGGTGTTGAGGTCGATGATGCCGAGGGGGTCGTGGAGTCGGTCGATGTGGGAGCGGACGTTGGCGCTGGGGCTGACGGTTGGGCAGCCGCGGGCGTCGACGTGGTGAGCGTCGGTTCTGTGTTCGTTTCCATTGTGGTGTGGGGTTATGCGGCGCGATCGGCCATGGCCGACAGATCGTCGGGAACTGGCCCGCCATCGGGCGGCATGGGTGGGGTGGAGGGTGATGGAGCAGGGAGCATGGTAGCCGCCTGCGTCGCGACCATCGCCTGTTGGGCGCCAGCCGCGAGTTGGAGTTGTCCCGCAATGCGCTGTTGGTTCAACTCTTTGGCGACAATGGCGCCACGGAGCGCTTCGCGATAGGTCCCGAGATTCGTTTGGATCTCCGGAGCCAACTTCTTGAACTCAGGCGTGCACATGAATTCTTCGGTGACCGCGAGATGGACATTGAGGTCGTACCATTCGTAGATCGGAATGTCCTCCCACGTCGCCCCGCGGACCAACTCACCGAGATTCTGTTCGGCGGTAATGCGATTCACGCCACCAGGGCGATAGACACGCCCGAGGTGCGGGAATCGACCGATTTCGAGGAATACCTTTTTCGCTTCCGGACTGTTCGGGTCGCCAAACAATCCGCGCTCATACAACACCAGCGCGCGCTGTTGTCGCTCTCCGCGTCCTTCCGGCAACATCGATTCAATATCCGGAATCACGTTGACCTTGCCATCCCACATTTCAGGGAGCACCGTCACGGTACGGACAACAGAGTCATCACCGGCGTACGCAATAATCTTCTCTTCCGTCCAGATGGTGGGCAGAATCGCCATCCAGTCTTCGATCAGTCGCGCGTACTCGACGACTTTATTGCGTGCGGTCGCGGCAATAAAGCGATCGCTGTTAAAGCGGAGCTCTTTGACGAGCTCACCAGAGGCGTCTGGCGTTGGCGGCGTCCCTTCGGCGCCGTGAATGTTGCCCAACGTGAGCAACACTTCTTCCAGCATTTTCTGGGTGCGCCAGACATCGCCAGAAAGAGGGGGCGGAGAGAGATAGTCCACCATACGTTGCCCCTCTCGCATCCCACCGATCACCCCTTCGCCGGGCGCGTTCGAGAAATCGCCTTCATCGAGTCCGGAGGCGGGATCGATCAGCACCTTCGGGTTCGTCATCAGGTTGCGATGCTCGAGGATCTGCGCTGCGCCGCGATTGATCGCTTTCTGAATCGGGATCATCATTTCAACCGGCGATGATCCCGCAGGGCGTCCAGGAATCCCGACAAACTCGAAATACCGAATCGGACTCGTGTATTTGCAGCGAAAGGGGCGTACTGAATCGTGCAACACCTGCGAGGGCGTCACGATCAGCAGCCGTCCGCCTGGGGACTCGTCCGTCTCTGGCGAATTGCCAGAGGGCGCTTCCCACATTTCGTCGACGCAGACGTACCCTTCATTGTTCGACTGCATGCCGCTTCCGCCAAGCTCTGAGCCCGGCGCATGCGTGACGGCGCCATAATATCCAGCGCTCGCAAGGAGGCGTTCGAGGAACCCGCCGTCTTCACCACCATCGAGATATGTATCCGGCTCACACTCCACGCCCCACCGCTCATACACAACCTCAGGCGGGAGATAGCTTCGATGGATATGCCACCGCTTCTTATGCCAGGGAATACTGTTGCCCCACTCTCCGCGGCATTCCAGCGGATTCAGGACGTTGACGCAGATTTCTCCCTCGCGTTCCTTGGCCGGTTCGCCCAGGATGTCGTACCCTTCACCGTCCTCCGTGAGGGTGACCAGCGGGTTCCCCTGTGCATCATAGGGCGCGTGCTCGATGTACCGCTCGATGGAGCCGTCTGGTGAGTCCAGTGACAGCACGGCGTCGCCAATCAACTCGCGCTCTGGACCACGTTTATAGTCGACTGCCGACTTCACAAACCCGTATCCGGCTGCGACGATCCACCGCGTGACGAGGTCGTCCACCTCTAACATGCCGCACGAATTCCAGAGCGTTTTGTAGATGGTGTCCATCACCTCGGCCAGCATCGCATCGATGCGATCGGCGCTACTCGGCTGGAACGTGACGATAGGCGGATTCTCCGTGAGCCGCGCATGCGTCAACATGAACCAGTATTGCAAGTAGTTGATCACCGGACGCTGACGCCACCGCCGTTCGTCGTCGGTCATGTAGCGGGTGACATCGACGAACCGGCCCAGAACCTCGGAGTACACATCCCACTGTCGGCCCGCGATCATCCGCACATTTTCCTCGATCTGCCGCGCGCGGGTAACCATCGCGGCGTCCTGGGCTGACCACCGACCGCGCACAAGCTCGATCCGTTTCGCATCGAGGTCGTCAGGTTGACGCGGATGCTCGCGGATGGGGATAAAGGTGTGGGCCATCAATTAGTTGTCGACGCCGTCGTATTCGATAATGAGCGCGCCGGTGGTGGCGTCCTCAGTCGTGATCACGATCTCACTACAATCGGCGCGCACGCTGAGAATCGTGTTCAGCGTGGTGCCCGTCAGTGCACCGCTCTTGAGGGGCGTTGAGTCGTCCGTCTCATCGGTGTAGCTGACTGCGACCGCCTCAGGCGGGGAGGACTGTGACGGGTGTTTCAGGAGACGCCGCTTGATCGTCGCTTTGCCGTCCCATGAATCCTCGGCGATGAGCTGCATCACCATGCGTGAACCCGTGCGGTTCACCGAGGATTTGGAGGCGACACCGAGGACGGTATCGGTGTTGGAATCAATGACAACGCGACGACGGGCCATCGTTAAGCTGGGCGGAGGGTGAGACGACGTGAGCGGGTGAATTCTCCGCGCCATGCCCGACGCATGCGGAGGTACGCCTTATGGTTCGCCTTCGCACGCTTCTTCCGCTCTTGCTTGGAGAGATGATCGTGAGCGATCTTTGGCGCTTCTTCGCGAACCACCGCCTTAATCAACTGCACCCATGAGGGCTGCTTGAGCTTCGGGAGAACCGACGCCATATCTCGACAATGCGAACAGTACCGCACATGGTCGGGCGCGTGGGCGTGATTGTACGGGCACAGCGCAGGAATACGAAAGCCCGCTCCTGGCTTAACGTCCAGCGCGGGCGTATTTGTAGTCATACACTTTGAAATCTCTGGCATTTGCGTGCTAACACAAGTGCAAAAGGTCATATGTCGGGATGTTCAATCGCCCATTGCTGCACGCGACGATACGGCGGAACTCCCTCGATAGAATCCAATTTCTCTGCGATCGCATGTACCGCGTTTTTCACAGTCCCCACAGAGAGGTGGAGCCGTTCAGCGATGACGCGATACTGGAGGCCTTCACGGATGAACGGAAGCAACCGACGCTGGGCGGGAGTGAGTCGAACCGTGATCATTGGGCGTTCGTGGGATCCAGTTCACGAGCAAGTGCTTCGGCGTGTGCAACCGCCTCGCGTTCCGTGAGATCGGGGCGCTCCCTCCGAATGTCCGTCGCCATCTGCATGATCGTCGCGTGGCTAATCGCGCGTTCAATTCGTTGCTCTGGCTCAGGTGGGGCAGGGATGACCTTCGCGACAGGCTTCCGCGCGAGTTCGTACCCCTGCCGCTTCATGCGGACCACCTGTTGCGTCAGCTGATGGAGATGGCCGAGCGTGGTTTCGAGGAGCGACGCGAGCCGATCGCGTTCCTGGCACACCGCGTCAAATGCCGCACGACTAACGAACATTAATACCCTCCAAATTGTGGATCATAGATCCGGCTCTTTCGTTTCTTGAGCCGGTTCCCAAGCTTGTATTTCGCTTCGTACTCGGCTTGTAACATTTCCGGCGCAAACGCACTGGCCTCCGCTTCCTCCGTCGGTTTGTCTACCGCGCCCCATGCGAGTTGATTCAACGCTTGTGTGCAGGCGTCAACATCGTCGTCGTGCGTGCCATGCGGGAATTGCGCGAGCTGTCGAATGAAATCCTCCACCCAGGGCGCAATCGTAGGGTGGGGGAGATACACATTCCGCCCTTCGACGAGCGGTTGTACCGCGTAGGCACGCGCGACTTTCCCGCCGTCCGGTTTGACCGCGACAAATCCCGGCATGTCGCGATGGAGTGCATTGATGATCGCGGGGCCATTGGCTTTGTCCTCGATGTATTTCCCGATCGCCTTCGGGTGTTTTGCGCTCATCGTTTTGATCGCCTGACACGCCGCCGTAAACGACATACGCTCGTTCACGCGGTCGAGGAGATAGAACCGTGCCCCCTCACGCCCCCACACCTGTCCAGAGACGTAATCGTTGTCGTCGCCGTCCTTAAACGACATATCCCAGGACTGAATGGTGCGCGTGAGGGCGGGGAGGAATGGCACCCCAGGGATTGGATGATCTACTGTTGTGTAGAACATCCACCAATCACGCTTAAAGACTGTCCCCCCAGCGGGGGAGGGACGTTGTTGGTAGAGCGCATCCCATACCGTGGTGCCAACACGCGCCTTGATCTCGAGGAGCTTTTCTCTGGTGTATCGTTCCGGGCACAGCGGTTCTCCCATCGCGCGGTCGTCTGGCGCCACCGTGCAGGTGACAGGGAACACAATCCCATCACCGTCACGAATCGCCTCAAAATTCACGATATGCCAATGCTGCGGCGCATCGGCCTCACGCGAGAGCAGCCAGCCGGAGAGATCGTCCTCATGCCAGCGGGTTTGAATGATGATCTGTGCACCGCCAGGTTCTTCGCGAGTATAGAACGTTGATTCGTACCAACTTTTGTGCTTTTCGCGGATGGTTTCAGAGTGCGCCTCTTCCCAGTTTTTAATTGGGTCGTCAATGATACCGAGATGAAACCCTTTCCCCGTGATCGGACCACCAACCCCAGCGGCCCACATCCCACCGCGCTCGAGCGTTTGCCAGAGTGAGACCGCGCGCGAATCGTCGCGCATTTGTCCGCCGATGCGTTCGTAATGGTCGCGCGCCACGCGGCTAAAATCCTGCGCTAATGTCGCTTCGTACGAACAGAGTCCGATCCACCGGTCCGGATGGCGAGCAAGCGCGTACGCGGGGAATCCCCGCGAGATGAGTTCCGATTTCCCATGACGCGGCGGCATAAACACCATGAGCCGGTGAATCTCCCCGCTAATGACCGCCTCCAGCGATTCTGCCAATACGTCGACATGCCGATACCAGCGGTATTTGGGATTCACCTCTCGCATAAACTGCCGGAGCGTCCCCGTATAGCGTGGCGCGCCACGCAGTTGCTCCATCGCCTGGAGGAACAACAAGCTCACCCGCCGTCTTCTCCCTCGTAGGTGGGGTCTTCGACCTGATTCGGTGGCAATAGGGCTTCGATGCGGTCAGCCAAACGCTGCAAGTGCTCGACATAGTAATACACCGACACCTCTTCACCCATCTCCGATTTGATGCGAGCTATCCCAACCATCTTGGGGCCGTCGCAGAGCTTATCGATCGTCTCTGCGACTTCGCGCAGGATATACGGATCGTCGTGTGTAAACCCGTAGGGCTGTTGGTGGAGGCATACCGCCCCAAGGGCGTGACGATCCCCGCTGTCGAGCTTGTGCTCCCATTCACCAAGTACGGACAGCCATCCGTCAACATCTGCGATTGGGAGGTCCGGGTTGGCAAATTGGAGGCACCTGTTCTCCATCCACTCTTTCCAGAGTTCGGCGCTCATAGCGGGTTGGATCTGGTCAGTCATAACCCAAGGACCCGAATGATCCCGTTTCCGATCCACGTACCTATCACGGCGCCTGAGAGGATACTAATTGCGAGTCGGAGATGGTCAGTCACAATAGACCTCCAATCCGACAGGCGCCAGCCATCGTGCCAGTAAAGACAAGCAAGCCAAGTATTGCCAGCGCTGCACCGCCTACAGCGAGCATAATCATCACAAGGACCGTTTCAATCAGGTTGTCCATCATATCGGCTCACTGAATCGGTGGCACTAGCGCGGGATCGCGATACTCGCGTTCGCCATCATCACGCACTCTTGCAGCTTGGTAAACGCGAGCGATTTCTCCCGAGAGTCCGGGCAGTGGTCCTCGATGTAGTGAGCCAAAACTTTGGCGTGCATTCTGACGTTCTCCATAGTGATGTCCTGGGAGGGGTCAACATCATGGGAGGAGAAGGTGGATTCGATCTGGTCGTGTGTCATAGGTTGGGTTTGGTGAAACGGTGGGGTTGGGGAAGGGAATGCGTGGAGACGGGAGCAGAGGATGGCTTATTATCACCCTCGCTTACTCCGGCAGTGGAGCGATCATGAGGAGGAATGCCGTTGCCGGTGTCTACAACACGCCGTTCGTAGGCGGTGGGTTCGGATTCGTCGAAGTCGCCGCCGCGGCCGCTCATATTGAATTCCTCTCGTCGAATGCCCGTGAGCACGCACAGCAGACATGCCAATACGCGCCATCGGGAAATCCCTCGATGGCTTCGTCTTTCGCAAATACTTCAACGCCATAGTCGTAGCCGTTTTCTTCGTCACACATACAGCTAATGCAGCAGCCGCTTTCGGGTGTAACGCCCGTGGCTTCTTGAAATGCGCCGCAACCGCCTTGAAAGCCGTTCACTTTGAGCGCTCCCGTACCGAGTAGGGCGCATCATAGGGATGGTACTGCTTCTTCGGATCTAGGGGATCGACAATACGCGGTTCATGCGTGCCGAACGTCAAACCACAGTGAGCGCAGTGGGAGGGGCGGTCAGTCATTGCGTCAGCCACTCGTAGAACAGGAAAGACAGGACCAAGACGAGCAAAAGCCAGCCAAAGAAGATGAGCAGCGCCTTAGAACGCGAGACTCGCAACTCGCCGTCGTGCCGAGCCCACAGCACCGCCGCAACGCCACCGATTACATACGCGGCCAATACGACAATTTCGATTGTGCTCATTTCTCCTCCATCAGGCGGAGCATGCGTTCCCAATTGCGGATCTGCTCGTCGCAGCTGTTTACAGACGCCAGGATGAGCGTGACGAACGGCGCAAAGCCGAAGGAGGTATGCGCCTCGTTGTACACAGACTCCAGTTTCTCGCGCTGCTCTCGCAGTTTTGCGATCTGGGCTCGTGATGTTTCGATGACCGGAGCGAGATCGATTGGCTCTTGGATCACTTCTCCTCCAGCGTGGAGAGGGCGTAGAGGATGCCGGGGAGGTCTTCTGCGCGACAGTCTAAGTGGAGCCACCCGCTCTTCCAGACGTACACGCGGTCGTTGTTGATGCTCGCGGTTATGCTCTCGTCTTTCACACCGACCGTCTTCCCGTACTCCCGTTGGGCGGCGGCGCGAACTGCCTTCTTCGCCTCTCTCAGCGCATCCCAATGCTCATCTGTGATACAGTGAATCGAGAATCCCTCACGATATGTCTCAGCATACCGCAGCAGTGCAGTAGATAGCGAAACGTCCTTCTTCTCCGCCTCCTCGATCATCTGCTTGAGCTGCGATCGGCCTTCGGGGGTCTTGAGATATTCCTGGATGCGTTTGTACGTCACATCAGCCACCTGCTCATGGAGAGGCTTGAAGAGTTGATCGGCCATGTTGTCATCCTTACTTGGGGCAGGCATTCCGATACACCGGTCACACAACGGCTGACCTGTCCCGCGATGGCATTTTGTTGCACACACGCGCATGGTGCTCACGATGTCACCCCCCCGTTCACGACTGGCGTTGTCACCTCCGATGGCGTGTCCGTCAGGTCTGATACGACGCGCGCGCCACACATTACACAATCGCCCTCGTGATGTCCGTCGGTGATAAAGGTGAACCGCACCCACCCATGACTACACGTCTTCGGATCTCTCCCAGACTGGGGGACAGAGAAGGATTTGGAGAGGTAGTTCACACGTGCTCCACGACGGCAAGCGTCCGCTTCGTCTCGAAGTCGCCAGCCTGAAAGTCCACCCACTTTTCAGCTGTGGCGTCCCACGTCCGATAGGGGGCTACGCAGAGAGTGGGACGTTTACGCTCACGATTGAGGATGGCATACCACCAGAATATCACGATAGCAAAATGGAAGATTATCCATCCCCACTCACGCCGTGCTAACGCAGCACCTAAGAACATCGCGTAGCATGTGATCCAGAGTGTAGGATAGACATTTTCGTGTTGCAGCAGACGCCACGCGTATCTGAGAGCGTCCCTCACTTGCTCACCACCTTCTCAGCCCCACAGGCGTGACATTTCACGATTTCGACGGTTCCCACTGTGTAGGACGAACCCCAGTGGGTGCACTGGCAGGTGTATTCCATCACTGCGACGGGGCTGTGATCGTCTGCCAGTCGTTCGCGAGGATGTCACTCTGGCTCGCCACCCACGGGACGAATGCATCGTCCGCCGTTTTCATGTAGATGTATGGGCGTGTCATGTTCGAGCTGTCATCCGGCTCCTGAAGCGCGAGCCACATGCCTCGCCCATTCCATCCGCTTCTCGTGACGAGATAGCCCGCTCTCAGTCTCTCGATTGCGGTGCCAAAATCAAACGTCTCTAACAAAAAACGGCCCTCCAGTTCCGCAGTGCGGAGATAGAGAGCCGTTCGGCCCGATCAGTGATAGAATTCCGGTCGATCGGACCACAGAATCTGTGTGGTTCCCGATCCGTTACCGTGTCGCCCTCACGGGTGATTCGACGACACTGACACCACGGCGGTTCGCGGGCTGTTGCCGGGCTATGACTTCACTGGGCATTTTCGCGTGTTTCCAGATGCGGACTCCGCCAAGCCCTTGCACGGTCATCCTCGCCATTGCCGATTTCACGAACCACAGCGGCGGTAGGAATCGAACCCACCCACAGAGATTTGGAGTCTCCGTCGCCAGCCTTGGAACATTCGCCGCTATTTGGGGGGAGTGTCCCCACCCAGGTCTAGACCGTCACCGCCTGAAACGGCCTCGTTGCTCCTTCTACGCATGGTAGATGAGCCGTCCAACCGAGCCTCGCCAGATGCAGCGGCGAAGCTAACTAGTCTGTCAATATAGCACGATTTTACTACGCCGCAACCTTTTTCTTTTCGGCAAACACGTTGTACATCCGACAGTGACGGCAAAATTTGTATTCGCGTCCATCGGGTTTATCCGTACAGCGTTTCACCATCTCGACATACTGTACATCTCCGCGGGCGTGACCGATAAACGTGCCACAACGATGGCATTTGCATTCCGTGCCGATCACTGTCCACCTCCGAGCTGTGCGTGGATCTCTCCGATCATACGCTCCGCGACCGCAGGGCCGACGCTGCTCCGGATCACCGCCTCGACCGTCTCGATGTACCGGCGCGCCTCAGACTGGAACAATGGGTGATCCAGCGTGATTTTGTTCTCCTCGCCGAGACCGTATCTCCACGACTGTTCCGACGCGCGTAGGCGATGGTCAATGCTGCGTCTCACCGCGGCCTCAGCACGATGGAGCAGGGAGTCCAGGAACGCCCCCTTCGGGATCGGCGACGTGGCATTGCACTGCGGACAGGTGCCAACGAACTGCACCTCCACCGTCCCTTGAAATAGCTGCCTGAGAAACGGGAGTCCGCTTTCATATCCGAGCTCCAGTAACTGCTCGCGGATTTCGTTTTTCGGGCGACCCGGACCAGCGACAGGATTGGCAGGAGGGCCCTGGTAGATCGCACCCCCGTGTGGCTGTGGCACGAGTTCGCCTAGCGTCCGCTGTGCGGACTTTTCCGTATTTGAGCCCCCGGCCTTTTCGCCGGTCTTTTTCGTACTGGTCTGCGCCATGGGGTGTTAATCTGCGATTTCGCGTTATACGCGTGTTAACGCGAAATTTAACACCCCCGTCAACCCCCGTCCGCATCCTATATGCAGAGGCCCCGAGGGCCCGAGAGGCTAGGGGCTAGGGAAGGGGGTAAAAGCGAAGAAATCCCGAATGAATTGTAACGATGTACGATACCTCCAATTAGGGTATTGTGCCCTAGGGCAATAGACCCTATATTCCTCCATGTGTCAGGGCAATGACGCCCGACCAAATACGAGGAGAGCATACAATGATTGTCACGATCACCACGACTGACACACAGATTGCCGTCGTCGCCCCGTATAACCCCGAGTTCGTGGACGCGGCCAGGCGGATCGCCGGGAAATGGCATGCGGCAGATAAATCCTGGCGGTTCGACATCCGCGACGAGGCCCGTGTGCGTGAGCTGTGTCAAACCATCTATGGCAGTGATGGCCGGACACAGGATCTCGTCACGGTGCGGGTCCGATTTGAGAAGGCCGCGGCGGTGCGGTGTGGTCCGATCGCGGTCGCGGGACGGACGATTGCACGGGCGTTTGGGCGGGATGGGGGGGCCAAGCTGGGCGACGGGGTTATCCTGGAATCCGGCGGGTTTCGCAGCGGCGGCTCGGTGAAAAACTGGGAGACCCAGGTCGTCGACGGGACCGCGGTGCTCGTGCGGGATTTCCCGCGTGCGACAGCCGAACAGTTGGGGCTCGACATCGTCGATGAGGCGCCAGTGATCGACCGTGTTGCATTGCAGGCCGAGCGGGATCGCCTCGTGGCTCGGATCGCTGAGATCGATGCCCTCCTCACCCAGGAGGGCTAATCCATGACCACGGATCAACGCCTGTTGGAGGCCGCCATTGCAGCGGCGGGGCTCTCGGATCGGAAATTTGCAACCGCAGTGTGCGGCGTGAACGAGCGCACCGTGCGCGGCTGGCGGGATGGCTCGAGACCATTCCCCAGGGTTGGCGGCACGACCCGCCAACTGCTGCGGGCGATCGTGATGTATCCGCCGATTGTGGAGATGATCCGCCTGGACCGAGGCCCCCAGCCCTACCAGATCTATCGGGGCGGGACACAGGAGGGAGGACTAGCGGGCCAGGGAGAAAAAGAGGCCATCCGAAGAAATCCCGAATGAATTGTAACAAAACGAAAAACGCGCTGACTATATATTGACTATGTAGTGAGTCTGTATATATTTCCTCGTGCGATCGACACGGGGTCGATCGCTACCCATGAGACGACCGAAAAGGTCATGCAAGGAGAATTATTATGATGAACGTAACGAACACCACTGCCGCCACCGCCACCTCACGCCGCTCCCCTCGCTATCGGGTGGTTGCTGACCGTGACAACCAGGCCACCTATGTCGGAGATAATGGATTCGGGGAGCAGGTCGAGTGGGCATTTTTTGCGCCGATCGGCGGCGGGTATGTCCGCCAACGCACGAGCGACGGACGCAACCCACAGGTCTGTGATGGCCTCGCCTCGACAGGGAACACGCTGCGGTGGGATGGACGGGAGCCGCTCGCCGCTCTCATCCGACGTGAGGCCCGCAAAATGTGGCGGGACATCGAAACCTGGTAACCGGTGATATGCGGGGGCGATGGGGAGCCCATCGTCCCCGTTCCGATCAACATCCGAGAGGAGCCTCTAATGACAACAAAAACAATGCGTGCCGTCGCGGAAAAATATTTTTTTGAGCTGTTCGCCGTGGTGGGCGTAGGGATGGCCGGAGCCATGATGACCATCGTGGTGGCTGCGATCATCGTCGCCCAATCAAAACCCCCCTCCGTCATCAACTGGACGCTCCTGGGCGTGCTCTGCGTGCTCGCTGCCGTGGGCATCATGCTCAGTCTCGTCCTGACCGGAGCCTCGATTCTCGCGGCCATGATGGAGCGATGGATTGGACGGTTCGCCTCAACCACGTCAGCATCACAGACCGAAATATCCTATGGCGACATACGATAAACGAAAACGCTCGATTTACCTGACCCCACCACTCCAGAACGCGTTGGGAGCGATGCCGGAGGGGGTGTCCCTCACTGGGCGGCTCACCACGATCGCGGATCGCTATGCTGAAATGCTCGAACGAACGCGAATCGAACGAAAATTTACGCCAGAGGAGTGGGACGTCCTGCGGGCCGCGCTGCAGGGCGTGATTCACGAGCCAGCTGCCATGATCCGTGGGCTCGTCGTCGGGGTTCGAGATTATCTTGACGACGTCGACGAGCCACGAGAGGACGGGGATCTATCCGACCTGCACCGGTCGCTCCTGGAGAAACTGGAGACGCTCTCCTATCACGAGGAGGTGGCCATCGTGGAGGCCGTCGAGCAATGGTGGCGGCGTCAACGATAGCCGAACGCCCCTATCATTGGCTGCGTGTGTGCGAGCGCGCGTATTCGCCGCGCGTGTGGCGTGTCATTGATCGCGCACGCGAGAAATATCTCACTGATACCGATACGCCGTGGGCGCCGTGGTGTTATATCCCGGCGTCCATCGCCACCGGAGCGATTGATACGCTCGTAGACCCTCCAGCGCCTCGTGATGCTCCGGGACGAAATCCCTGGATTGTGCACGCGCTGGCCTCGTGGCGCATGGGGAAACCGATCTATCAGTTTGACCCCACACTCTATGACATGCTGCTGGGGACACCAATTACAGACGTGGTGCTCCCCGCGGAAATATTTACACGGCTGCCGCACTGGGGAGTGTATCTCTGCACCCCTGGGATGATGTTTTCGGAGGCACCAGGCACACCCGCCGTGCCGCTGCGAGGGGTGTTTGCAACGCTGGATGCGACCCCTTACGGCGTGCTGCGGCAGGTAGTTGATCCGACACTGTTGGCCGCGATGCAGCGCCCAACATTCGATAGCCTCACGCTTGTGCTGGATTGCGAGTCACGACACGGACAGGAGCCCGCCGCACTCGTCGCGGCGGTTGCCCTCAACGAGGAGGTGGAACGCGGGCTCCTCACCGCCACACGGACGATGTGGGCCACGACGATGCTCCATGCAATGGGCGCGGACCGGTTTCAGCACGTGATCCAGCAGGTGTTTAGCGCAAAACGTGAGGCACGTCTGGCGTACTGGGCCCCGCAGTTGGCGCCCCTGCTGTCGCTCATCCTGTATTTGTGCTCCGACGAGCCGGATGTTATGGCGATGCACCCACCCGAGCCAGCCGCACCGCGCCAGGGGCGTAAATTGATTGCCGCTCACAACATCACGGAATGGATGGTGGGCGCACGGGTCGGGGCCGCGCTTCGCGTGGGGAAACCCGCCAACCGGGAGGGTGAACCTGGACGCACGACACCGGGGTCGTATCCACTCGTGCGCCCCCATATGCGTCGTGCACACTGGCATACGTATTGGATGGGGCCGCGCTCGGCGCCTGACCATCGCGTTCCGGTGCTGCGCTGGATTCCACCAACGCCCGTGGCCGTGCAGTGGGAGGATGTTGCCAAACTCCCAGCCGATACGCATCGAGTCACGCTATGGGACGATCTCGGTCAACCCACACACTCCCACTAGCCAACGCGAGCCTCGTTCAGGGCCTCCTCAGTGCCCTCGTGACTCGTGAAGTGGCATTGCTGGGGGGGGTGACAACTGGCAAGCAGGATTCGACGAAGCTATTTTTGCGGCGTTTCCCCTCTCACCAAAGCCACCCATCCCTATGCTCAAAGAATACCCGCGAGAAACCCGTGTGATCGTCGAAGGCGTCCGCATCCCATTCTTTGATCTCATGTGGCTATTGGTAAAAGTCACGCTCGCCTCCATCCCGGCGACGCTCATCCTGATAGCGCTCGGATTTGCTGCAGTGATGGTGCTTGCCGCACTGGGAGCATCGCTTCCAGGGGGACGATAGTCTCATCCTACCGCTGGGCTGGGGTGGAGGTGCTAATCTTTGTAGGGGTCATACTCGTTCTCGCCTGCCATGACGACAATCAATGGGGTGAGTGTGTGCAGAACACGAACGGTATCGCCCTGTGCTGCGAGCACGTCAGGTAATCGACGATAGGCGTGCGGGGCTTCATCCAATCCGCCGCCACGGAGAATGACGCCGCGAGGACCGAGCCAGTCGTTTACCATCTCCCATGATACTTTGCCCGGTGCGACGATCTTGGCGCGCTTCCCCCAGCCCTTCGTTTTTCCGCGGGCCTCAGTGCGTGACATCACACGTCCGGCGCCGTGGACCGTCGAATAGAGGGCGGCACGCTGCGTCTCGGTATCAGCGCTCGAGCCTTCGAGGATCACTGCGTCATCGCCCATCGATCCACCGACAAAGCCTTTCTGGCCTGGGAACGCGGGTGTGGCGCCCTTCCGAACCACGATATACTCGCGTCCGTCGTGCACTTCTTTCCAGGCAAAGTTGTGGTGGTTGTGGACCAGCTCGACTTCTTCGCCGCCAAACATTGATACCACCTTGCGCGCCACCCATTCGCGACCGGCGTAGGCATATTCCCCGGCCATCTGCATCAGATGCCAGTAGTCGTGTCCTAATTCGCTCTCAAGATTTAGGAGTACTTCACGCTCCGGGACGCGCTCTCCCCACTGTGCGCCCTGACCGACTGCAAGGAAGCCCGATGCGATCGTGTGGCCAAGGCCGCGGCTCCCGAAGTGAACCCCCACCCAGAGGTATCCTGCTTCGTCCGTAAAGACGTCGACGTAATGATTGCCAGAGCCGACGGTACCGAGCTGCTTTCTGGCCTTGTCCATCAGGCCTTCGACGTTGGCACGTTTTGGTAGCAATGACCACGCGTCGGAGCTGAAGAGCGGATGATCGACAGGCGCGTCGTCGGCCGCGTTAGATCGTCCAACCCCGAAACTGATCGCGTTGGCGATCTCATCGGCTAGTTGCTCATACTCTGCCCGAGTGAAGCGGTCGGCGCGGGTATTCGTGCGAATCGCCGCATTCCCACACGCAATGTCGAATCCTACACCGACCACGGATACGGCATTGTCGTAGGCGGCGACACCACCGATCGGCATCACATAGCCACAATGCCCGTCTGCCATGAGGGCAACACGTTCGGCGCGGCTAGCGACATCGTTGAGCTGCGCGAGGGTTTTTTCGTCGTGAGTTCCGAAGATCATAGGATGCAAGTTAGTCATTTGTTATCTCTCATTGGGGGAGTCTTTGTTCGTTAGTCAGCATTAGTTGATCCCTCCTCAGAGATCGGGAATAAAGGGGTGAGTGTGAGCGTGATTTCAGGGATGCGTTTTCGACTCGCTTCTTGAATTGGCAGCGCATCCCATTCAATGTTTTGCTTCCTATCGTCGGCGAGATACCCGCGCGTCACGAGCCAATCCAAGATCCACTTGTGTCGCGCCAACGCGTTGTCGTCATCCATGTACGCACGCAGGACCATGTGTGACGCAATCCGCACACGGTGGTAGGGCTGCACCGGGGGAGGCGGGAGCAACCCGCTTTGTTGCCTCTCGTCGAGCGCCCGCCAGTATTTCTTTTTCTCCCGATGCTTCACCATGTGATGCATGCGCCCATTGGCGAGGTTCGGCGGCATGGGAACTGTTATCTGTATCTCTCCCATTAGCGAGCCTCCCGGATTTTTCCGATGACATAGTTCCGCTTCTTCGCCGTTGCGTCGATCAGCTCGCGATACGCGCTCAGAATCGACGCAAGTGTCATCTTCTCCGCATCAGAGAAGCGTGCGCCGTATCGGAGTCGCCATTCTAAATCAGGAGCAGGAAGGGGCCATGTCATATCGTCGAACCTGACGTGCCGTATCGGTGATAGATGCTTCGGTTCTGTCATGCCTCTACCCTCCGAACGCCATAGCAGAGAATTCTTTCTTTCGCTTCCCAGTCTTTCAGGAGGACGAAGGTCATCGGCACACCTCGAATGTCCAGCCTTCCGGCTCCAGTGCGTCGGAGATAATCTCATCGACGGTCCCGTCACGTCCGCAGCAATACCAATCCATGTAGTCGCCTTCTTTACGAATGGCGGCCACGAGATCACCAGCGGCGCGGAACGAATAACCGACCTCACCGTGATCCGGATGTGTCCAATCGACGTTTGCGAGTGCGCACCACAACGCTCGTGCCACCCAAATATTCGAGCGAACACGATCACCGAGTACGCGCTCTACAGTTTGCTCAAACGCGCCGTGTGGCCCCTCGTCTATCAGTGCGCGAAACTCGCCTGCGATTCCCCCTAGCATCTTTCGGCCCCCTCCCGTGGAGGAAGAGCGCGTATATCAGCCATCACCTTCTCTTTCATCGCTGCGAGGGTCGCTGGATCTACGCAGGAGCCCGCCGCACTCGTCGCGGCGGTTGCCCTCAACGAGGTGGTGGGTAATGATCGGAGGATATAGGAAATCAGGTTGTCGATCTCTTCGGCCTGGGAGGAGATTACCGCCTCATATTCAGACTCAAGCCGAGTCGCGTAAAGCTCCACATCAGCGATCAGCGATTCAACTCGTACCGATCGCAACGCGTCGAGGCGGGTGGCGAATTTCCGCTTAGCCGCACCTACTTGTTCCTGCTGCGCAGCAGAGAGAGAGGAGAGATTGTTGCTCATGCGTCCTCCCGCTTTACGGCTTCACATCGCATATATCCTTCAACATCGACGGACACCTCGACGACATACCCTAACAGGCGCGCGGATCGAATCCTGCCCTTGAGTTCATCATGGATATTGGCCGTCGCAATCAGCTTCCGGTCTGTAGTGTGTTGCGCGAACCGGAGCCGCTCCTGCAATTCCAGGTTTTCCTTCCGAAGCTCCCGCATCGCGCGGATGCTGTTGGGTTTTCTCTTACGCACGTTTACTTCTCCTCTGTGTATGTCGGTAGCTGAACCGGCTCATCTCAATCCGGTGATGGCATTGACGCCGGACGTACTTCCCTTTGTGCTTGCGGTAATTCGTGTGGTGAAACTCTGGATAGTCAGGTGCTGCAGGACCGTCGCTTGTGTCGAGGGGACGATGAGTGTGAATGACGTGTCTCCCATTATGCGCTCCTCTTCAGAAACGCCGTCTTCGCCGCCCATTGCTCTTGGGAATAGGCTTTCTGACAGCGTCTGCAGTAACTCGATAACGCTCGCCGCCCACTCGCGAGTGTTCGCTGATAAAACGCGGTGTGGTGCAACGTTTTGTTGCATCGCGGGCAACGTTTCCGCGCAGGAATCGGTGTACCGCCGATCATTGATAATATCCTCCGGTTGATGGTGAAAAGAGCGCCCCTAAGTACCACGCACGGCTCGCGCGTTCCTTGAGGTTACAGTCACGACAGCTGACGTAGACATCTGAAAGCCATTCGTGACCAAAGCGTTTATAGGTGCGGTGAGCGAGATGCCACCCGCGTTTCGGCACCGTCCGACCGCAATCTTGGCAGACAAGTCCGTCCCGTTGTCCAGCGAGCGCGCGCAGGGTAGCCCAATAGCGTGAGTTGAGATGCGCCCGGTATCGTTGCATCCGCTGCTGTTTGATCACACCATGTTTCCGGAGTGGTTTTCGTTGATATTCCCAGTGTGTTTTACGCCGAAGCGGAGTACGACTCCGCAGTGGCGTTTTTCTCCGGAGCATCATGCGGCCACCTCCGCAAGGAGTACACTCTCTTGTTCTCGAAGGATCTCCCGCATCCGGCTATACATCTCTTTGTTGATCGCAATCAACTCGGGATCGGTTTTTTGCGATCCCCAGCAGACGTAATCTGCGGCCTTCGCTTTCTCCTCACCGTATTTCGCAATCATTTCGAGGAGCGCAACATCATAGGGCGCTCGGTCGCAGGTGCGACGGCCATTGATGGCACGACAGGCCGGACACAGCTGTCGAGGCGTAAAACACTGATGTAGCGTTTTGCAGCGATAGCAGGGGAAGGGGGGCTGGACATTGACTGTCATCGCATCCCCCGGTTCACAAGTCGTTGATACTTCGGCTGCAATTCGAGATAGGCCACCCACTGCGGTGTTCGTCTCGACGCCGCAAAGTTGATTTCCAGAATCGGTTGGGCGGTAGGATCGTATACTAACGGGTTGTACAGCAGCCCGACGAAATTGGCGTCCTGCGCAGGGCCTGATGATCCTTGAATGTCACGCAGCTGTGGCCGTTTATCCTCCCGCGCATCGATTTCTTTAAAGTTGCACTGCGCCGGCGCGAACCCGACCACTTTCAACTTTTTACAGAGCGATCGTAATGCTTTTGTGGTGGCACTAATCTCTTCGTCTCCACGGCGTCCCTGCAACCGGTTCGTGATGAGCTGGAGGTAATCAAAGATGAGATACTCCAACTCCGGCACCCGATTCTTGAGATCACACGCCCGCGCGATGACCGCGTCCAATTGCGGGAACGCTTGGTCATCGATATGGAACCCATGCTCAAGGATCGGAGCGACATGGAAGAACCGTTGCCATTCATCGGACGTCAGGGTTCCACGCGACAGACGTCCCAGCTCAATTTGCGCCTCGATTCCAATCATACGCTCAATGAGTTCTTGGCGCGCCATCTCAGCGCTCACTTGACCACCGACGCGTTTCATGCGACGGAGATTCAACGCGATATTGGCAACGAGCAGCGATTTTCCAACCTTGGGACCAGCACCGAAGATGACGAGTTCTCCATGGTGGGGACGGAATCCATGTGTTTTGCTGTCAATGTCGTAATATCCGGTTGGAAGCCCCGGAAAGTCGCCGCGTGCGATCGCCTCTCCGCGTTTTTCGATCTCGTCCGCTAATTGTTCGAGTTCGTGGCGCGTAATCTCCCGGTAGCCGTGTTCCGTTGGATCAACCGTGACGGGGAGTAACTCTTGTTGCAGTCGAGCGGCGATCTCTTGCGGAAGCAATTGCCCCGCATGAATGAGTTCTGCCGCGTCTTCAACGAGCTTGAGAATCGCGCGTCTCTGGGCCTTCTCCCGCACAATTTTGGCATGATAGCGCACGTTCGCTGCCGTTGGGACCACGTCAGAGAGATACACGAGATACTCACGGCCTCCGACCTGATCCAATTGTTTGGACCGCTCCAGGGTGTGCACGATCGTGAGCGGATCGATCGCGGTATGTTGATCCGTCATTTCACAGAGGATCCGAAATAGCGTCGATCGACTGGGATCGGCAAACATCTCTGCCGTCACCGTCTGTCGAACCGATGGAATCACATCGGGATCCAGCAGCATCGCACTCAACACGGCTTCTTCCGCGACGTGGGAGGTCAGGAATGTGTCGGTCATGCCGCCGCCTCCGATTTCTCCACGACTGGCGGAACCTGCGCAATCGCTTCCGCAATGCGACGCACTGCAGCGGTGGTGTCGGTCGCACGGATACTACTCAACCACGTCCACGGCTTCACGTGCAGCAGCTCCGCCCAGAACCGTCGAGGCTCACGGATGACGCCAGTGTTGGCCAAGTGCTGGACTGTTGCTTTATACGCGTCCACGGACTGCACCCGCGAAAACCCGTGCTCTTTGTACAACGCAAACAATTGCCTCGCACGCTCCACATGGGTCGGAGCCGGGGTGCTGGTCGCTGATGGCGGCGGGAGCTCATAGCGATCGCGAAAATGTTCGTCCCTCCCCAAAAACGTCGACGCCATTTTCACGAGCTCCGTCCCCGCTAATCCTCGCGCTTCCACGTAGGCCGCATACCGCACAACACCGTCGTACATCTCCGTGGGCGATACGCCCTGTTTTAATCGTGCCACGTATTGGCGATACGCTGCGCGTTTGCTATTCGAACCCGACCGCTTTGGGTAGACGGCCCAGAGTTGTTCAAACTCCGGCGAATACGGCGCCGTCACATCGCCAGATGTGACAGATATATTTTTTATTTTTTTATATTCTTCTACTTTGTCCGCACTGCTGTCCCGCCGACTGCCTCGTGCGTGTCCCACTATTGTCTCACCGTCTGTCCCGGTGTGTGTCCCGTAACTCGGGTGCCATGAACCACTAACGTCGTAATTGACAATGAGATAGACGATCCCGTGTTGTCCCGTGCGCTGTCTCGTAATACGTCCCGCGTCGGTCATTTTTTTAAGAAAACGACTGACTCGGTTCTTGTCCCACTGCCATCGACGTGCGAGATAGCGGATGGATGCCACAAACTCGCCGCGCTTGAGTGAATCAACGCGGTTCCCGCTGCGATACTCCCCATCCTTCCATGCGGCGGACTGGCATAGCCAAATCCAGGCGCTACGGGAATCGAATGGCGTCCCATCGTCCCACAACAGGTCGTCCCCCGCGAATTGATCGCGGGGGAGTTGGAAATACCCGCGACTGCTCATTCGGCGGGAACTCCGTAGAGGCTGCTGACAGCCGGATCAGAGACCGGAAGGTTGAGGTCCCGTGTGAGGGCGTGTAGCGTCAGCGTATTGTTGAGGGCATTGATCAAATCTTGACCGAGCGTGAAGGGAAGGGGCTTCTGTGCGTCTAGATAGAGCTTCGCTTCCCGAATGAGCGGGGCATAGGGGTTGGTGGTGGCCATTATCGGATACCCTTATTGGAAAGTTCTCGAAGCGAGATGTAGTGCTCGATGCGGCGGTTAAACTTTTCGTGATAGACTTCTTTCTGAGCGAGGCCCCGTTTTACAAACGCGATATACTCGGGGTGACAGTGCGCGAGTGTATCACAGCGACCGTCGGTGATTTTCTCTCCGCGTTCGAGATACTCTTCGCGAATGCGTTCAGAGATCGAGGCGAGCTTGATCTTCCGGAAGTGTTCCCACATGGTGCCAGCCGCGCCCACACGTTCGAAGAGCGCGGCTAGCTTAGCGAACGGATCGAGATCGTCATCAAGTTGCTGGATGATCTCGTCAGTTTCATCCGGAATGAATGAGCTGGGAAGGGCGCCCACTTAATAGCCCTCCGCCAACGCATCGAGATAGCCGTCGTCGTCATCGGTGAGGAGATCTGTATCGAAGATCTCCTCTTGCGGTATCTTGGGCCAAATCACCCCGTCACAGTTTCGATCGCGACATTTATAATCAGGCGCTTTGGGGTTTCGCTTGGTCTTGCGGTTGTCCCACATCCTCCCGCCACATTTGGGACACGAGACGAAATCCTTCGAGGAAGGGGCGCTCGTCGATTCCGTAGCCGCGCCACCAGTCGGTGAGGGCGGGGACGACGTAGGGCGTGAGGACTGCTGACCACTCCGATACCGTCGACTATAGGCAGCCTGTGGGTCTTCGACCGGCTTGGCATACTTGCTATCGCTGTCGACCTCGACCCAGTTCTGTTCCATTTGGTACAACTCATGTCCGATACCGAAACGAACCGCAGCTCGTTTAAAGGCATCCGTCGCCGCCTGCTTGTAGTCCGATCCGACTCCCACATCCTCACGGACTACCCCAAGGATATTCAGTCGCGCCTTAAAGGCTTGCTGAGGGACACCCTCGCTGTCAGCAGCTTCGGGCAAGAGACTGAGTTCGAGATTCCAATCACCAGGAACGACGCTATCCAGTCGTTCTCGTACCGTGCTCGCTTCGACATAGCAGACGAAGCGAGCAAAGAACTTCCCATCACGGGCCACCGGGCGACTATCAATGCGCCAGCTAATCTCTTTCGGATCGAGCGGAGCCGCTAACTTGGGCCACACGTCTTCGGGTTTGTCATTGCGTGTCATCTTAGATCTCCGCCTTCACGGCAATCAGGGTGATGTGGGTCCTCCGGTAGATGCCCCCGACGACTCGAAGGCCCACCGTGGCAAGTAACAGCTCTTCTTTTTGAAGCCAGCGTCTGGTCACCTGCTCGCGAGGGTATTGAATCAGTGCGCGCCGAATTGTCATGCCGCCTCCTGCGCGTGGGTGGCGACATGGTCAGCCACGGCGTCGGCATGTTCACACGCATCGGTCTTACGGCAGGTTAAACAAGTGAATCGCTCCCCGGTGGAACCGCGGACCGCAATCACAGTGATGGCCTTCCCAACGCCGTAATACACGGTCCGGCTCGTGGTCGCGAGTTTGGCAACGTCCCAGTTTCGTTTCATCGGATGGCGTAGTTGAGGTCTGCGACTTGGTTCTTCATTGTCTTGATAAGCCGTTCGAGTTCCTGCACTCGTTGTTCAAGTTCGCAAAGGCGGTGGACCGTTCCGAACGGCGTTTGTGTAACGACTTCCGCCACGCCGTTATAAAGTGAC